ATCGGATGCCATCGGCCACATCCGCCTGGAGCGTGGTTAGTAACGCTTCGATGTCAGTTAAATTAACATTAATGACCGAAGTACCACTTGTGATGTTACTTAAGTCAGAAAGGATCTGATTTAATTGCCTGCCCATCGAGGGTTAATCCTTGCGAGCGTAGATTGCCATTGCGCCACCAGTTAACGCCACTTGGTCAATGTCTCCATAGACAGTAACTCCAGCGGTAAAGGTTGCAGCGGTAGTCGCACCACTAATGACAAGAGTTGCGGTAGAAAGCGTGAGGGCAGTTACGGCATCGTAGCTTCCAGTATTAGTGGAAGCTGACGATGCAATAATTGTCCCAGCATTACCAAGCGTAAGGCGGGATAAGAGTCGCATTAGGTGTGAAGGGCAATCCGATAGGAAGTGCCGTTAAGAGTTACATTCAAGGACGCAGGGGAAGTAGCAACAGTGTTAACTGTGCCACCGCTGGAACTTGCCGTAATCTCAAACACGTTTGTGAAACCCTGGGCATCAAAGCGAATAGCCTTGTTCTTAGCCTTGCGAGTGCTTCTTAAGAATTCATTAGCCATATTATTTTCTCCTTAAAGTTGCACGTTTGATACTATCTGGCGTGTACTTGCTTTTAAATCTACTACCAAGCTTTTGTTCTTGGCGGTAGTACCCCTTCATCAAATTTGTTTCATTAACTCCAAGCGGGTTGTCGAGGGGTTCGCCAACACCCACTAGGGTCAATTTTCGAGGGACTGTGAATCTTTTAAGGTAACGAGGGACTGAATCCCTTTTGGCTACTGTCTTTTCGAGTTCGACAACTTTTCCATTTCTGGTGTCCTCGTACTCGTAAATAGGCATTAGCTATAGTTTTCCTTATCAGATTCCTCGGCCATCTTCATCATCTTTTCTTCCTCGGAACTGTCTTCACCTTCAGTCATGTCTTGCGACATATCTTGGGGCGCACCATCAGTAACAGCGTTCTCCACATCAATATGGGCAACGCCATTCTTAATCATGCTAACAATTCCAGTAAGCTCAACAGAATCGCCAACCTCTGGGGAGACGTTCTCTTCACCTTCGTTCATTTCAAACTTAGAGATAGGAAGCATCACCATTCCAGATTTTGTCATTTTGTCCATTGGTCTTTCAGATGAGGAAGAGGCTGGGGAGGTTTTACCCTCCCCAGCTTTCCGAGGACCCATAGCGATTACTAGGGTTCCCATTTAATTATCAGCTATAGTTCGACTTCGCAACGATGACTCGGAAGAACCGAGTATCGAGTTGCTTGGCCGCGTAGAACGTCTTGAAGGACGCTACGATGCGCTGTCCGTAAGGATCAGATTTGTCAGCCGCGTCAAGGATCGTGACCTTCGGGGAGAAGGGCGAGCCAGAAGCCGCGAGGCTGGACAAGTTAGGAACACCAAACGCACCACCACCGAGGAGGACGTTGGCGTAACCAGTGTTAACACCAGTTGTTCCCACGCTGAGTTCGGCGATACCAGAGGCAGAGGTGTTGAAGGTCTGGACGTTGGTCGAAGAAATGACCGACACGCCAAACAACTTGCCAATTTCACCTTTGAAGATGGCTTCGGGATTCGAGTAGCTCGAAACCTTCAACCAATCATCATCCTGCTGGAGATCCCGAATCACGGCAGGGTGCGCTACGAGAGCGTATCCGTCCTTGATTTTAGGAGCGCGAGCGATGAACAACGAAGTCGCACCATCGAGCAAGTCGGTGGCGGTCATTGCGCTGTTGGCAACCGAGCCAGTGGCCCAGGTCGTTCCGTTAGTGCCGTTCTGGGCATAGCGGTTATACGATTTGACGGCAACACCAGTGCCAGTGCTGGTCGAAGAATCTTGGACCAATGCACGATGGCAAAGTGTGTCGGCGTGCAACGCAGCGTCTTCGCCGAGTTGCTTAGTGGCCATCGCCAAATGCGAAAATAGCTCAGTGGCCAAGACCACATCCGTGAGGATGATCTTGCTGCCGTACTGAACTAGCGTGGCTTCCACTGAGGACAACGTCATATCACGTTCATCACCAGAGGTAGGAGTCGTTCCTTCCGAAAGAGCGGAGATCGCAGAGATGCTGGGATCACCGAAGCGGAAGAACCGAATCGTTTTGTTACCACCAGTTTTCGTGGGGTAGGGGGATTTCATTGCGAATTGCTCCATCTGGAGCAATGGGATCGCACGTTCCAATAACGCCTTCGAGAAGTACGTCTGGAACTGTGCGCTGACTGAGCCTGAAGTTACCATATAATTTAATTACCTTTGTTGTTGTGACTATCCGTTTCTGTCAACTTCGCCAGCCATCTTCATCAATTCACGTTCTTGCTCATCGAGCGAGAGTTCGTGAAAAGCTTTAGTCTTGGCTGGACCAGTTGGTTGTCCAGAACCAGGTGTAGTCGCTTTTCTGAGTTGAGCCAATTCTGACTCATACTCTGCAACCTTCTTTTGCAACTCGGAAGCGGTCTCCGCCTGAAGCTTCTGTCTTGCTAGGCCAACCGCATCCTTGATCCCCGCTGGGTAGTTGCGAAGGATGGCGTGGTTTTGTAGCATCTCAGATACTGCTTTGTAGAGTTGGCTTTTAGAATCTTTAAGGTCTGGGTTAGAATCTACTTCTTCAAGTAGGTTTTTATCCCACGCTGACTTTAGTTCAGCTTGAGTTTTCTGCTCAACCTCTTTGCGATCCTCAGATTCGATTTCAGTGGACTTTTGTTCTGCGAGTTTTGCAAGATCATCGCGGCCTTCGTCACGATAGCTTTTTGCCGCTTCCCTGTAATCCTCCGCAGTAAAGCGGCGGTTTCCAGTTTTCTGCGTCTCAGAACCAGATTGCGAAGTCTCTCGTTGGGCTTTGGCCTGTTCGATTGATTCACGCTCTGATTTGAGTCTTGCTTTTTCCTCTCTAACATCATCCCACTCTTTTTCGAGTCTGCTCTTTGCCTTCTCATATCGGGTAGGCTTCTTTTGTTCGGAAGCCGATTCCGAGTTGTTTTCTGAAGGTTGCGTTGTTAAAGAACTTTTTGCTTCTTCGGATTTCTCCTTAGAGGCTGGAACCTCATCCGAGGTTCCTAGTTTGTTTGTTTCGGCTTCTCCAGCAGGCGCGGGTTTCTGCTCGGTATCTCCGCTGGCCTTTTCTGTAGCAGTTGTTTCTACTTTGGCTTTTTCGTCTTCCTTGGGAATAGGATTAAAATCCCGTCCTTCGTCAGCCGCTTGCGCCATCGCCAATACATCCGCTTCAGTCAGGTTGTTTGAATCTGCCATTTGACCCTTTCTTACGCTTGTGGGTAGGGAGTCATTCTACCTCAAGGTTATTCGGCTACTGGTTCATCCGATCCATCCCCATAGCCTGGGACAGCGGAGTTAAGTTTTTGAGATGCGAGCGATTCTAAGGTCGCAACACATGCCCTATATCCATTAGCACGCCCACAAGCTTCTGCAAGTTCTTCTTGCTTTTTCATTACTGCGGATGCGTTCTGGCGTAGGGTTAGGTTCAAAAGTATAAGACTTAGCTTCTTGCCTGTAGGTGTGGATAAGAAGCCTGTCCACGCCTTCTCATCCTCATCCTCCCACTTAGGCTCGTTGATCCATTCTTGGTTGCGTATGAACGCCAGTGCTGCTTTTAGTTTTCTCATAGCTTTATACCCCATGAATCCCCCTGAAATAGAACTGCTTCCTTGTCCTTAAATACCTCAACTAAAGCCTTTTGTACTGTCTTGAAGCTCCAATCATGCCCAGCCATTATCCCGCCAGCCCTAAGCTTTGGCCTCCAGCCATTCAAGTCTGCAATCACGCCTTCGTAGCGATGATCTCCGTCTATGTAGATAAAGTCTAGCTCGTCATCCCTAAAGAACTGTAAGGCATCTAGGCTTTTACTTCTACTGTGTAATACATTGCCAAGCGGAGCAGTGCGTCCCTTAAAAGCCTCGAAGACAAACTTCATCGGGCATTGCTGACTTGCCACATCGTTAATGTCATACCCATTCAACCAAGGATCAACCGCCATAACCTCCTTGAAATGTTTAGCAATAACCACTGTACCTTCCCCGCTGTAAGACCCAATCTCAACCGCTTTATTATTCGCACCCGCCTCATTCGCCCACTCACACAGTTTTGTTAAGCCTTCCGCTTGGAAGGCATCTCGCATTACTGGTACT